AACACCGGGGACTGGAACACCGGGGACTGGAACACCGGGGACTGGAACACCGGGGACTGGAACACCGGGGACTGGAACACCGGGGACTGGAACAAATCTTCCTTCAACAACGGATGCTTCAATACTGTTGAACCAAAGATCATGATGTTCAATCAGCCTTCTGAATGGACATATAGGGATTGGTTAAATTCAGATGCAAGATACCTTCTGAATCAGATTCCGAAGAATGTTCTTGAATGGGTATGGTCAGATCGTATGACTGGTGAAGAAAAGGCTGAACATCCTGAACACGAAACAACGGGCGGTTATCTGAAAGTTTTGGCTGAATCTGAATGCGGTCAAATTTGGTGGGACGATCTGACAGAGCATCAGAAAGATATCATCCGAGCAATCCCGAACTTTGACAAGGAAATCTTTGAAGAAATAACGGGGATAAAGATAGAATGACACCTTTACTGATGCCCCACCAAGAAGATGTTCTGAACCGCACCCAAGGCTTCAACCGGGTTGCATACTATCTTGATATGGGACTTGGTAAAACCTTTGTCGGTGCTGAAAAGATGTATCTTTTGAACAATGCCGTGAACCTTGTGATCTGTCAGAAGTCAAAGATTGATGACTGGATAGAACATTTCAAAAAATACTATCCCGATTATCACATTTTGAACCTGACAAAGAAAAGTCAGGCGATCACCTTCAGGAACAAGGCTGACACCTTGGGAATGTACGAACAAAAAGACATCATCGGCATTGTGAACTATGAAACAGCGTTCCGGCGTTCGTGGCTGCTGAAGCTGAAAGACTTCACATTGATGCTTGACGAATCAAGCCTGATTCAAAACGAAAAAGCACAACGGTCAAAGTTCATTCTGAAGATGCAGCCTGAAAGCGTGATCCTGTTATCAGGAACACCAACATCAGGGAAATATGAACGCTTATGGTCACAGGTTGCTTTGCTTGGTTGGGATATAGACAAACAAGGTTTTTGGAACAGTTATGTTGATACGAAATGGGTTGAAGACGGCGATCATTACCGTGAAGTTATCGTTGGATATAAAAGGGTTGAACACCTGAAGAAAAAACTTGCACAATTCGGTGCGGTGTTCATGAAGACAGAAGAAGTGCTGAACCTTCCTGAACAGATTGAACAAAACATCATGCTGAATATGACAAAGGATTATCGGCATTTTAACCGCACCGGGTATCTGATGATGAAAGACGGAACTGAACTTGTCGGTGACAACCAGTTGACAAAGACCATGTATAAAAGACAGTTGTGCGGTCAGTATCACGCTGAAAAACTGGATGCGTTCAAAGACTTGGTTCAGTCAACGGAAGATCGGCTGATTGTGTTCTATAACTTCACCGCTGAACTGTCAAAACTTTGGAAAATAGCGGTTGACCTTGAAAGACCAGTATCAATTATAAACGGTTCAACGAAAGACCTGAACAGTTATGAACTGCATGATAACAGCATCACATTTATCCAGTATCAGGCCGGGGCTATGGGTGGAAACTTTCAAAAGGCAAACAAGATCATATATTTCACCCTTCCGCTTGGAAAAGGATCATGTGATCTTTGGGAACAAAGCAAAAAGAGGATTCACAGGATAGGTCAAGACAAACCGTGTTTCTATTATTACCTACTTGTGAAGAACAGTATAGAGATAGACAACCTTGAATCTTTGAGGTTGGGAAAGGATTTGACAGATGAATTATTCACGGAACATTAGAAGGTCACAGATTGCAAAGCGTGTGATCGCATCATGGGTTGCCATTGCAGTTGTGATGTGTCTGATCGGGGTGCTGATAGGTCATATGACCACAAGGGCGAATCAAAAAGGTGTTGACCCTATAAATACACCCATACCAACAGAAGCCCCGGAAATGGTCTTATATGGGGCATATGATGACAGGATTATTGACAGTGAACCCCCGGTTGATGATTGGGAATATGATAAGGACTTTCAGCCATTAGGCGTGGAACTGGATGCGGATGTTCAGCAGTTCATATTCTATCTTTGCAAGGAATATGACATTGATTTCACACTGGTCATGGCAATCATTGAATGGGAATCAGGCTATCAAGCAGATTGCATTAGTGCAACACATGACTATGGACTAATGGGAATAAATGTTGTCAATCATGATTGGTTATCCAACAGACTTGGTGTGACGGACTTTCTTGACCCATATCAGAATGTCAGAGCCGGAATGTTCATATTGCGAAAACTGTTTGAAAAGTATCAGGATGTGAATTTGGTTTTAATGGCATACAACAAGGGTGAACACGGTGCTGCTTTGCTTTGGGATCAAGGCATATATGAAATCCATTACACACAACAGATATTCAGGATTCAATCCCGATTGGATGAAGAAGTATGGGGGGGGCTGACGAATGAAAGAACGGTGGAAAGTAATTGAAGATCACCCAAGATATGAGGTCAGCAGCTTGGGAAATGTCAGGAACATTCAGACCGGGAAACTGCTTCAGCCTTATGATGACGGCAACGGTTATCTTCGGGTGAAATTGGATCGTGATAATTGCAGATTGCACATATTGGTTGCGGTTGCTTTTGTTCCAAATCCTGATAACAAGCCCGTTGTGAACCACAAGAAAGGCAAGAAACATGATTGTCGGGCTTCACAACTTGAATGGTGTACGATTGCGGAAAACACCCAACACGCATGGGACACAGGACTTTGCAAGCGCAAAAGAACAATCAAAAGAAAGGCGGTGAGGAACAACGGCAGCAGAAAAGAATTTTGAAAACAGGGTAAAAAAGCATTTGAAAGACAATGGTGCATGGGTTTTGAAATACTGGGGTGGTGCAAAGTTTACCAAAAGCGGAATCCCTGATTTGCTTGTCTGCTTGAACGGGTGCTTTTTAGGGATTGAGTTGAAAGCACCAAGGGGACACCCTGAAGAATTGCAACTTTATCACCTGAATCAGATAGAAAAAGCCGGGGGATTTGCAATCTTGCTTTATCCAAAGGACTTTGAACAGTTCAAGGAACTGATTGAACTGATCAGGAACACAGACATTGATGCAATCGTTTCCAAACAGTATCAGCACTTCAAGGATTTGAGGATTGCCGAACTGGAAAAAATATCACAAAGAAAGGAATAAAAGGCTATGGCTACAAAGAAAAAAGATGCAGAAGTTATTGAACAGGCAACCGTTGCAGCGGATGCCACACAGGATCAGGAAGGTGTGAAGGATGATTCCGTCAATTACAATTACCCGGAGATCATCAAGTCCAGTCTATTAAAGACCGGGCGTGAAGGAATGGTTGACCTGATTGACTATATGGATCAGATCGGGTTCTTCAAAGCACCTTGCAGCGGTCAGTATCATTTGGCAAAGGAAGGTGGACTTGCTGAACACTCTGTCAATGTCATGTGGGCTGCTGAAAAGTTATCCGTTGCCCTGATCGGTGGAAAGAACCTGACGGATGAAATCAGACATAGCATCACGATTGTCACACTGCTTCATGATCTTGGAAAGGTCGGGGATTTTGGCAAGCAGATGTATGTTGACAACATCTTGAAGTCCGGGAAGCCTTCAGCAACAAAGCCCTACAAGCGCAACAAGGAACTGACAAATGTTCCCCATGCAGTCAGATCAGTCAAACTTGCAACACTGTTTCTTGATCTGACAGAAGAGGAAGAATGGGCGATCCTGACACATGACGGGTTATATGACTTCATGAAGTATGACATTCCCGGCAATGAAACCCAACTGTCATTGATTCTGCACTGGGCTGATATGTGGGCTTCACACATCATTGAAAAAGATGACACCGCTGAAGATGCGGATGAATAAGAAAGGAGAACAAAAAACATGGCTGAAAAAGTATTGATCATGGGTGAATCGGGAACTGGTAAATCAACCAGTATGCGAAATCTTGACCCTGAAAAGGTTGCAATCGTCAATCCTGTTGGTAAACCGTTACCGTTTAGGGGTTCAAAGAAGTTTGCAACATTGAACAGTGTGACCGAATCCCGAAATATCACCAAATGGATGAAGGAACAGGCAGCAGCCGGAAAGAAGGTCATTGTGGTTGATGACTTCCAGTATATTCTTTCCGTGCCTTATATGAACCGCATCAAGGAAAATGGATGGGACAAGTGGAATGACTTTGGTGCAAATTATTTTGAGATCATCGAAGTGTGCAAGGAACTTCCTGAAGATGTCATTGTGTACTATCTGACCCACACTGAAACCCTTGAAAACGGTGTGACCACAATCAAGCTGATTGGAAAGCTGCTTCGTGAAAAGATCACCATTGAAGGACTGTTTACAATCGTTCTTCGCACAAGTGTCAATGAAGGAAAGTATTACTTCCTGACACAAAATAGCGGAAAGGACACCGTGAAATCACCCCTTGGAATGTTCCCGGCATATGCCATTGACAATGATCTTCAGTATGTGGATGACAAAATCCGCAACTATTATGAGCTGACCGGGGCAAAGTCTGATGCAGAAATGGTTGAAGCAGACAAGAACGCTGCATCTGATCTTTCAAAGCCCGATGCAAACGGAAGAAGGGCAAGGTCAGCAAGAAAAGCTGCTGAAGAAGTCACTGCTGCACCTGAAGCAGAACCCGAACGCAAGACACATGATCAGGTAGAAGCAGAAAATCATGAAAAGATGACCGACTATCTTTCGAATGTTGATCAGGCGATTTCTGAAGCATTCCCCGGTCAGGAAGAAGTTCCTTTTGATGAAGCTGCAAAGGTCGCTGACACCGTACCAAAGCCGGAACTTGAAGAAGTACCAAGACGCACACGCAAGGAACGCATTGCAAGGGATCAGGCAAAGGCTGAAATTGCTGATGTTGACAAGGGAACAGGTGCAATCGTAGGCGAAGTGTTCCCGTCACCTGAAGAAAAGGATCATTTTGAGGGTGCAATGAATCCCCCGGAAACACCCGAACCGGGAACAAGGACAAGAAGGGTCAGAAGATCAAGATAGAAAGGGGTCAGTGTTATGGTCAACGAAAAACAGGGGAAGGTTTACAAGCCAATTCCCGTCTATAACAGAAAATTGATGCGTTCGGTCATTCGTGCCGGGGTTGCAAGACAGTTTGGAAATCACCATGTCAGCGCAAACATGGCTGCAAACTTTGAACGCATCAGGAAAGGACAGGTGAAGTGATATGGATGAAAGATTGTTTGCAGAACTGGTTGCTGCATTACTTGCGTCCGGCGTTGGTGTGGCTTCAGGTGTAAAGCCTGACCCCACAAAGAAGCCTGACTTTGACAAGTTCAAGGCTGAAGCAGAAGCAAAGCGTGAGGAAGCAAGGGCAAGAGCCAAGGCATTCTTGGCAAAGTATAATGCGGAAAGAGCCAAGGCACAATATGACGCATTTGTTCAGGTCGGATTCAGTGAAGTTCAGGCGTTTGAACTGCTGAAGGAAACATTCATTTTAGAAAGGTAAAAGGTGATTATCATGGCTATTGATTACAGTAAGTTTGAAGGCAAGGTTGATCTTGCAGCACTTCAGAAGGATGTTGCTGAAGCACCCACCACAACGGATGTTCCGAAAGGGACATACATTGTTTCCATTGAGAAGATGGAGATAAAGGAAACCAAAGCCGGGGACAAGCTGATGTTTTCTGTTCAGTGCAAGGTCAAGGAAGGTGAGCATCAGGGAAGATTCCTTTTCATGAACCGTGTGATCCTTGGAAACAAGAACACAGAAACATGGAATGACGGCAGAGCAATCAAGGGTGTTCTGACTTGGCTTGAAAAGTTGGAAACACAGACAACCCCGGAATTTGTCAACTATCCTGATTTTGAAGAATGTGTTCTTGACATCTATCAGGAAATCGAGGGCAAGGTTGAACTGGAAGTTGAATATGATGCAAATGCCTTTGATCCCATCAAGATCAAGGAAGTATATGACCTTTAATTTTTCAGGTCAAAAAGTTAAGAGTTCTTATCAAACGGCGGTGCGGTTAAGCATTCCGCACCGCTGCATTTGAAAAGGGGTGTGATTGAATGATATTTCTTGATTTTGAGGTTTTCAAATATGACTGGCTTGCGGTGTTCATTGATGTAACAAGACAGAAAGAAACCGTCATTGTCAATGATCCCGAAAAACTGAAACAACTGTATGAAGCCAACTGCAAAGATATTTGGGTCGGCTATAACATAAAGCACTATGATCAATACATTTTCAAGGGGATTCTGCTTGAAATGAACCCAAAGGAAATCAATGATTGGATCATCGTGCAAAAACAAGAAGGGTGGCAATTTTCAAGGGCGTTCAGTCAGGTTCAGATGAACTTGTATGATGTGATGCCAAATCCCCCTATTGGATTGAAAACACTGGAAGGATTTCTTGGTTCAAACATTAAAGAAACAGAAGTCCCCTTTGATATAGATCGGAAACTGACCGCAAAAGAGATTGAACAGACAATCTTTTATTGCCGTCACGATGTAGAACAGGCGATTGAAGTTTTCCTTCAGAAGATTGATGACTTCAATGCAATGTATGGAATTGTTCAGGCGTTCAATCTTCCGCTTTCCTGTTTGGGTGATTCCGAAGCCCGGATCACATCAAAGGTGCTTGGATGTGAACGAACAGATTTCAATGATGAATTTGACTATTTCTTTCTTCCGTGCTTGCGGTTGAAAAAATATAAATATGTTCAGGATTGGTTTGCAAGTGCTGCTGATGATTGCACAAGGGAAATGAAGAAAGCATATGCAGAAGCAAAGCCGTCTGAACGGTACAAATATGACTGGAATGATTCGTTTTGGTGGTCAACATTTTTCTATAAAAGATCGCTTGAAACAACGGTTGCCGGGATTCCACACACATTCGGATTCGGCGGTTTGCATGGTGCTGATGCTGAACCTTGTCATGTTTCCGGCGCATTGTTCCATGTTGATGTAAACAACTATTATCCTTCGATGCTGATTGCGTGGGGATTAGTCACAAGAGCTGCAACGAATGACAACTATACAAAGGTTTATATGACCCGAAAACAAATGAAATTCAAGCAGACACACGCTGAAACAAAGGATGAAGCAAAGCGGTGGAAAAAAGCACAGTTGCCATACAAAAAGATGCTGAATGCCCTTTCCGGGGCAATGAAGGACAAAACGAATCCGGCATATGACCCAAGAAACAACAACTGTATGTGCATCAATGGTCAGTTGATGCTTCTTGACCTGATTGAACATCTTGAACAGATACCGGGATTTAGATTGATCCAGTCTAACACGGATGGTCTGATTGTTTGGATTCCGAACACTGATGAAGCATTCAATATGCTTGATGATATTTGCTATGAGTGGGAAGAAAGATGCAGCACTGACCTTTGCGAAATCAAACTTGAACTTGATTGTCTGAAGGAAATATACCAAAAGGATGTGAACAATTATCTTTGGGTTGATCTTGACGGCGGTGTTGAAAGAATCGGCGCATATGTGAAGGAACTTTCACGCATAGACAATGACCTTCCGATCCTGAACAAAGCACTGGTTGAATACATGGTACACAAGACACCTGTTGAACAGACAATCAATGAATGTGATGAATTGATCCAGTTTCAGAAGATCGTGAAACTTTCGGACAATTATAAATGGGTTGAGCATGAACACAGTGATCACCCGGTTCAGAGATCAAAGGGTGTCAGGGTCATCAAGACTTGGTATGAATACCCTGAAACCGTGAGATATACATATAAATCATATCGTGTTTTTGCATCAAAGGATATAAGGGACGGACGATTGTTGAAAAACGGTGGAAAGCGTGGAAAACCTGAAAAGTTTGGAAATACCCCGGAACACTGTTTCATATTCAATGATTCAGTTGAAGGTGTATCAGTCCCGGATTCACTTGATCGTGAATGGTATATCGACTTTGCAAAAAAACGGCTGAAAGATTTTGGTGTTCAGGTTTGAACACCGGGAAAGGAAGGATCAAATGAAATACGGAATGGATGAAACAAAGATTCAAGTGAACTTCCTGAAAGCCCTGATCAATAAAAAACAGGTCATTTTTTGTGAAGGACTGGAAGGAAAAACTGGATTGTCAGACGGGAATGCTTGTTTTTTTATCCCGAATGAAAGCCTGTTCCTTGATAAAAAGGATCGTAAATATTTCAGCATCAAATCACACATTTCTTCATTCAATGATGCGGTAGTGGTGAACATGACTGATGAACAGATCACAACAGAAGATGTCAGAAAGGTGATCATATTTGAAAGCAAAATAGAACAAGCACCGTTCGGATTTGCAACGCATGAAAAAAAAATAGTCATCGGCATAGATCAGAAGTATTTACAGTTCTTCGGTTCAGATGTGCGCTACTATGCAACATCCCAAAAGATGCCATTGTTTGTGACAAACGATGATCAGGAATTATTGGCGTTCATTCTTCCAGTAAACATAAGGCGGTGAATCGTATGTCACTATACAAGGGTTATGTAGAAACCAAAGGAAAACAGAGCATTGAAAAATTAAAGGGAAGGACACACTGGAAAAGCCTTGAAGAAGTTCAGGGTTGTCCCGGCTATGGTGGTGTGCTTGCAGATGATGCAATCCTGATTGACATTGACGATTCAGAGCAGTCAGAAATCATGATGCGGATTGTTGAAGATCAACAGTTGAATTGCAAGGTCATCCAAACATCACGGGGAAGGCATTTTCTTTTCAAGAACAAGCTGATCACAAGGAACAGAACGCACATTCCGCTTGCGGTTGGTTTGACTGCTGATATAAAGGTCGGGACAAGGCTTTCATATGAGGTCTTGAAGGTCAATGGTGAAGAACGGTTTGTTGAATGGGATGTTGAACCGGGTGTTGACTATCAGGAAGTTCCAAAGTGGTTTTTCCCGGTCAGGGCAACGGCTGATTTTCTTGATATGGATGCCGGAGATGGACGCAATCAGGCATTATTCAACTATATTCTAACACTGACGGCAAATGACTTTTCTGTTGATGAAACAAGGGAAACAATCAGGATTCTGAATAAATATGTTCTGAAGCAGCCTTTGGGTGATGATGAACTTGAAACAATCCTTCGGGATGAAGCATTTCAGAAGCCCGTGTTCTTCTTGGGTTCAACTTTCTTGTTTGAAAAGTTCGCAACCTATCTGAAGAACAATAACCACATCGTCAGGATCAACAACCAGTTGCACATATACCGTGAAGGTGTGTATTGGTCGGGGTATCGAAACATTGAAGCGGTGATGATTGAACACATCCCGAATCTGAAGAAAACACAAAGGCGTGAAGTGTTGGATTATCTTGAACTGATTGCAGAAGATTATGAAATGTCAGATGCCCGGTTTATTGCATTCAACAATGGAATATATGACATTGCTGAAGGTGTTTTGAACCCGTTCAATCCTGACATCATAGTCACAAACAAAATTCCGTGGGACTTCCGGGAAGATGCCTATGATGAACTGACTGACAAGACATTGAAAAAATTATCTTGCGGTGATCCAACGATCAGGGCATTGCTTGAAGAATGCACCGGGTATTGCCTTTATCGAAGAAATGAACTGGGAAAGGCATTCATCCTGACAGGTGACAAATCGAACGGAAAATCAACCTTCCTTGCTATGGTCAAAAATATGCTTGGTGAACGCAACATTTCCGCACTCGATCTGAAGGAACTGGGGGACAGGTTCAGCACTGCAATGATGTATGCCAAACTTGCAAACATTGGTGATGACATCGGTGATGATTTCCTTCAGGGATCACAGGTCAGCACATTCAAGAAGATTGTCACCGGGGACATGATCAAGGCTGAACGCAAAGGACAAGATCCTTTTGAGTTCAACCCGTTCATTAAACTGTTATTTTCAGCAAATGACATCCCCCGAATGCGTGACAAAACAGGTGCGGTGCTGCGAAGGTTGATCATCATTCCGTTCAATGCCACATTCACAAAGGATGATCCTGAATTTGACAGTGGAATCAAATACAAGCTGATTTCACAGGATGCAACGGAATATCTAATCAGGTTGGGAATTGAAGGACTGAAAAGGGTGATTGCATCTGACGGGTTCACCAAGTCAGAAAAGGTTGAACAGGAAATCAAGGACTATGAGGAAGAAAACAACCCGATCATTGCATTCATAGCAGATCAGGGCGTTGACATGATACGGAATGAACCAACAGCCGATGTTTACAAGCGTTATCAGGTCTTTTGTGCTGACAATGCCATGACCCCGATGTCACACATTGTTTTCAGCAAACAGATCAACAAGCGTTTGGGGCTTATGGTAAAACAGGCAAAGATCAACGGGAGAAATACCAAGATATTTGTTCCCCTTGAAATAACATTTGAATGAAAGGATGACGGCTATGCAATATCAAAAAAAACTGAAGTGTGAACTTTACAATGACAGTATGCAAGGGTGGAAGTGTTACCCCATACAGAAAGCCCAACTGATCATTGCTGATGTTCCGTACAATGTGGGAACAAACTTTTATGGGTCAAATCCCGTTTGGTACAAGGGGGGGGATAATAAAAACGGTGAAAGCAATCTTGCCGGGAAAGCTGCATTTGCATCTGATTTCAATTTCAACCTTTATGAATACTTCCATTTCTGTTCAAGGCTGATGAAAAAGGATGACAAGAACCCTTCAATCAGGGGAAGAAGCAGCAATTCACCGTGCATGATTGTATTCTGTTCCTTTGAACAGTTGGGGACGCTGATAGATGCAGCCAAAGGGCAAGGGTTTATTCACTATATCCCGTTGGTGTTTATCAAGAAATCATCACCGCAAGCCCTGAAAGCAAATATGCGTGTAGTGGGTGCAACAGAATATGCCCTTCTGTTCTACCGGGACAAATTACCCAAGTTCAGGAATGCAGCGCAATATGATCCTGAAACGGGCAAAGCGATCCGGGGAACTGGTCACATGGTCAAGAACTGGTTCGGGTGGGAATATACGCCTGAAGAAATCGAAGCCTTTTGTGCGGATGATTGCGGTATTCCTGACTATATACCTTGGGAAACGGACGGAACGAACATTCCGAAGATTCACCCGACACAGAAACCGATTGCGGTGATCAGGAAGCTGATTGAAACCTTTACCGATCCGGGGGATGTAGTCATTGATCCCTGTTTCGGATCAGGAACAACAGCAAGAGCCTGTCAGGAATTAGGGCGTTCATTCTATGGGTTTGAGATCAACAAAGAGTTTTGCAGACGGGCAAGGGAAGAAATGCTGTTGAAGCCCGAAGAAATTGAACACACTGAACCGCTGAACATTGTTGAACGAATGAACAAAAGGCGGTGGAGATACAGAAAGGAAAACCAATCATGACCAATATTTTTGATGATAGTGAAATCACATTCACAGCCCGTTTGACAGTTGAATCAAGAAAAGCACTGAAAGAAATGCTGAACGATGTGGATTTGTCAAAGACAACAGCTTTTGAATTTATGGATAAACACGGAAACAAGGGAAGGTATGAAAAGGTTGATAGGAACTATGATGCAATAAAAGAAGTCATGTGTGACCAATACTGCAAATATCCGTATAAATGGGATGCGGAAGTAGAAGGTTGTGAACTTGCGGAATCAGATGTCTGCAAGAATTGCCCTTTGAACAGACTATGAAAGGACTTTGAACAATGATTGAACTTTTGAAAGACAAGGATTGCACAAAAGATACACCCGTTGTTCTCGGTGTTAAAGACAAACCTATATATGGGAACGGAATCAGATTGCAGCCAATGATTGACGGACGCAAGGATTCAAAGCATTTTGAAAAAATATATCTTCCTGAACTGCTGCCCTTGGAAGATTATGACCTGATTGTTGTTTTGTTTTCAGGTGGTAAGGATTCAACGGCTTGTTTCCTGAAGCTGCTTGAACTTGGTGTTCCCAAGGAAAAGATCGAATTATGGCATCATGACATAGACGGGGGACATCCAACAAGAAGAATGGACTGGAAATGCACACAGAACTATGTGAAAGCTGTTGCAGAAGCCTTCAATGTAAAATTGCGTGTGTCATACCGGGTCAATGGTTTTTTCGGTGAACTATATAGGATTGGTGCATCCGAACCTATTGAATGGATTGATCCTGATACCGGGGAAATAAAACAATGCCGACTGTCATCTAACTATTTGAAATGCAAGGAATTAAAGGAACAGACAACGGAAGAAATGGAAGATCTTCTGAAGGAATATGGTTATAGAATGAAGTTTCCGGCAAAGTCACCCGATCTGTCAAGGCGTTGGTGTTCAGCTTACTTGAAGATTTGTGTTGCCGATACCGTTGTTTCAAATCTTGATAGAATGGGCGAACTTGAACAGTTGGGCGGTAAAAGATTCAAATTCCCGGCAAAGGGTGGAACGCACCAAGGAAGATGGTGCAGCGGAAACTTAAAAGCAGCGGTTCAAGATAGTGTGACAGCAAATCTTCAGGAAACAAAACAGGATAAGAAAATCTTGATTGTATCGGGTGAACGAAGGGGAGAATCAGCCGGAAGAGCCAAATATAATGAAATGGAAATTCACCGCACAAACGCTGAAGCGAAAGCACACAGAACAGTTCATCAGTGGCGATGCTGCATTGATTATTCAGAAAGGGATGTGTGGGAAGTGCTGAAAAGAAATAAAGTCAATCCGCATCCATGTTATAGGGTTGGTTGGAACAGATGCAGTTGTGCAATGTGCATATTCAGCACCCCAAGGTTGTATGCCGGATTCAATGAGTTGTTCCCGGATGAATTTGCAGAACTTCATAAGGACGAAATCAGGCTTGGTTTCACCCTTGACAACAAAAAAGACCTTTACCAGTTCATTGAAGGTGCTGACAGTTGTCTTGATCGGACAGATAAAGCAGCGTTGAACAGCATATTGAACGGTGGTTTTTCCGTTGATGATGTGTTGGTTAATGATTGGAAATACCCCATTGGAGCATTTCACGGTGCTGACGGTGGATCATGTTAGAAAGGAAATGGTGACAGGAAATGAAAATCAGGGATTTAGTAAAGGGTCATGTGAAATATGGTTGTCGGGATTATCTGTATGTTTCCCTTTATGATGATTTTGACCAGTTGATTGACCGCCTGACCGCTGAAGAATGTGTTGACCGTCACGGTGATCTTGATGTGATCAAGTGGTTTGAACGGTCTGAACTGAACTATACAACTATTCATATTATTGTCAGCAATGCGGAAGAGGTAAATGCAGATGAAAAGTGATCGGGTTTATTTATCAGGAGCAGTGACCGGGACGGACGATGCAGCAGAAAGATTTGCAGAATGGGAAAAGATGCTTGCAAGTCATGGGTATGAAGTGGTGAATCCTTTTCATATCTGCAAGTCAATCAGCAGTTGGGAACATGAAGAAATCATGAAAGTCTGCTTTGAACTGTTGTCACATTGCGGAAAGATATTCTTCATGCCCGGTTGGGAAAAGTCACGGGGAGCAAATCAGGAATGTGGGTTTGCTTTCGCACATAAAATTGAAGTGCTGCATTATGAGATGGGTGTTTTTTGGAGTGGTAACGGTTCAGGTAACGGTTGGTAGCGGTTAAAGGTAGCGGTTGAAAATGCAGTATTTTCAAGGCAGTAACGGTTGGTAACTGTTAAATGTAACTTCTTTATAGAAATAAAAAAATATTTACTATATTAGGCATAAGAAAATAATAAAAAAATATAAATAATAGTAAATATAGGGGCGCAACCGTTACCAACAGATACTTGAACAAACAAAGTCAATATTTGTGCGGTGTTTGATAGGTAGCGGTTGCAAAAGTTCAACAGTTACCAACCGTTACCAAAGGAATATGAAATCAGGTGAAAAGTCTTGTAAATGCTGACGGTATCGGTTGTTTTTATGAACCGTTACCTTTTGTAAAAAATCAGACATGATACGATAGGAAAGGACGGGAACGAACAAATGAAAGCAAAGGGTTATTTAGATCAGCTTCAGGTGTTAGAACTACGGATTGAACAGAAGAAGGAAATGCTTGAAAATATGAGGTTGCAAGCCGAATCTTGCGGTGCAATCCGTTATGATAAAGACAAGGTTCAAAATTCTATCTGCGGAAGTCCACTTGAAGAACAGGTGATCCGAAGGGTTGACTTTGAACAAAAACTGAACAAGGAAATTGCAAGGTTTGCAGAAGTCCGGGAAATAATCATCGGTCAGATTCAGGGACTTGATAACATCAAGCACATTCAGATATTGTTCAAACTGTATGTTCAGTATAAGACCCTGAAGGAAAGTGCTGAAGAAATGGACTTGTCATATTCGTACATACTGGAACTTCACAAGAAAGCCCTGAAGAATTTTGATGCAACATATAAAAACCTATCAAAGTATTGTTGAGTGTATTTGACTTAACAAGTCATGTCTGATAAAGTATATTGTGTATAGATATAGTAAAAAATAAAAATACTTTTATTTTTTAGTTCAAGAAATATTAAACATCAAGCCCGTGAAAGTGACGCTTCACCGGGCTTTTTTCGTGTGATTTTGTCAAGAAAGGGGATGAAAACTGCTATGTCAGGGAAGAAATTGACCGCAAAACAGAAAAAATTCGTAGATGAATATCTGATTGATCTGAATGAAACACAAGCTGCTATTCGTGCCGGATATAGCGTTGATTCAGCCCGTGCGATAGGTTGCGAAAACTTGACAAAACCTAACATCCAAGCAGCAGTTGGAAAGGCTATGGCTGAACGATCAAAGCGCACCGGGATCAGTCAGGATCGTGTTGTGCTTGAACTTGCCAAGATTGCTTTTGTCAATGTTGCAGATGTGGTTGATCTGTCTGATGGAAGCATTCTTTCAGGGGCAAGTGCAGATGATCTTGCTTGCATCGAAGGAATGAAATACAAACGATCTGACACCGACACAGGAAGCAGTGAAGAAAGGGAAGTCAAATTTGCATCGAAGATGAAAGCCCTTGAACTGCTTGGAAAACATTTGGGAATGTGGGATGACAAGGCTGAAGTCAATGTCAACATTCCTGTTGTGATCAGCGGTGAAGAAAGCCTTGAAGATTAGCAGTCAATATGTATTCGACTATCAGAAACGGCTTTATTATCCTGAACATTATTCAGCCAAGCGTTCAGTTAGAAGATACAACCTTCCTGAAGTAGTCGGGAAAGGCTACGGTTCATTTTGGCGGTTCAAAGGTAGATATAGAGCGGTAAAGGGTAGCCGTGCATCAAAGAAGTCAAAAACAACGGCTTTGTGGTTCATCACCAACATGATGAAATACCCTGATGCAAATACCCTTGTCATCAGAAAGACCTTCAGAACCCTGAAGGATTCCTGTTTTACAGAACTGAAATGGGCTATTCATAGGCTTGGGGTTGATGCACATTGGGACATCAAAGAAAGTCCCCTTGAAATGACATACAAACCAACCGGGCAAAAGATATATTTCCGGGGACTTGATGATCCCCTGAAAGTCACTTCAATCACGGTTGAACACGGTGTTTTGTGTTGGATGTGGATTGAAGAAGCCTATGAGATCAGCACGGAAGATGATTTCAATATGCTTGATGAATCAATCCGTGGTGAATGCCTGGAAGGACTGTTCAAGCAGATCACACTGACATTCAACCCGTGGAATGAACACCATTGGTTGAAAAAGCGGTTTTTTGACAAGCCTGATGATGAAATACTTGCCTTGACAACCAACTACAAATGCAATGAATGGTTGGATGCAGCAGACAGGAAAGTTTTTGAAACAATGCGGATCAGAAACCCCCGGCGTTATAAAGTTGCCGGACTTGGTGACTGGGGTATTGTTGACGGGCTTGTATATGAGAACTGGGAAGAAAAACTTTTCAGCGTGGATGAAGTCAAGCAGATCAAGGGTGTCAAAACCGTGTTCGGTTTGGACTTTGGATATACAAACGATCCTTCAGCCCTGTTTTGCGGATTCATTGACACGGCAAGCAAAACTATTTGGGTTTTTGATGAAATGTATAAGCCCGGCATGAGCAATGAAGCCATTGCAAAAGAAGTTGAACGCATGGGGTATCTGAAAGAAAAGATCACTGCTGATGCTGCTGAACCAAAGAGCATTGACCGCTTGCGTGAACTTGGTTTGAAGGGAATCGGAAAAGCCCGAAAAGGCAAGGATAGCATCAACAACGGTATTGATTTCATTCAGGACTATCACATTTTTGTTCATCCAAGGTGTGTGAACTTCCTGACGGAAATCGGCAATTATCAATGGGACACCGATACAAAGACCGGGAAGAAATTGAACAGACCCGTTGATGACTTCAATCACCTGATGGATGCAATGCGATATGCACTTGAAGATTTCAGCCGTGGTGATGCATTCAGTTTTGAATAGTAACAAATTAGTAACACAAACCGCCTGAACCAAAAGGAACAAGGCGGTTTTGTTTATATTATGCAATGAAAGGGGTGAACAACCAGTGTTCAGCAACCTTATAGACGGGCTGACCTTGCGTGTCAGCAACTTCATACTGCAAGGGGTTCATTCAAGGATGACTGACCGGGAATTTCTTGAAAAGGAAATCCAAAAATGGGAAAGTTCCCCGAAGCGCATCATGCAGATCAAAGGCTTTTTGTATTATGACAATGAGCATGACATCTTGCGAAGAAAAAGAACCATGATCGGAGCTGATGGAAAACTTCAGGTCGTGGATAACTTACCGAACAACCTGAACATTGATAACCAGTATGCAAAGATGGTGAATCAAAAAACAAACTATCTGTTCGGTCAGCCTATAACCTTCAGCGGTGAAAATGATCAATATCTTGAACTGCTGAAGCAAGTGTTCAACAAAAAGTTCATGAAGGTGATCAAAAATTCGGGCAAGTACGCATACAACGGCGGTATTGCTTGGTTATATCCGTATTACACGGAAACGGGGGAATTTTCCTTCAGGCTTTTCCCGTCCTATGAAATCAAACCTTTTTGGAAGGACAATGAACATACTGAACTTGATTTTGCAATCAGAATGTATATTGTAATCGGATATGAAGGCACAACGCCAACAATCATCAAGAAGGTTGAAGTGTATGATCTTGACGGTGTTCATCGGTTCATCTATGACCGGGGCAAACTGATCCCGGACATTGTGAACAATGAAAGCCCGGATGCACCCCATGTCACAATGATTGACAGTCAGGGAAATGTGACGGGGTTCAACTGGTCAAGGATTCCGCTGATTCCGTTGAAGGTGAATGAAACAGAAACACCGCTGCTGAAGAAAGTGAAATCCCTTCAGGACGGAATCAACATCATGTTGTCCGACTTTGAAAACAATATGCAAGAGGACGCAAGGAACACAATCCTGATTCTGAAGAACTATGACGGTGAAAACCTTGGAGAGTTCAGAAAGAATCTTGCAACTTTTGGTGCGGTCAAAGTCAGGAATGATGATTCTGCAAAGGGCGGTGTTGAAACGCTTGAAATCACAATCAATGCTGACAATTACAAGGCTATTCTTGAACTGTTCAAGAAAGCCCTGATTGAAAATGCAATGGGCTATGATGCCAAGGATGACAGGCTTGCCGGGAATCCGAATCAGATGAACATTCAATCAATGTATTCCGACATTGATATTGATGCGAATGATACAGAAACGGAATATCAAGCTGCATTTGATGATATTCTTTGGTTCGTCAACGCACACCTTGCAAACAACGGCTTTGGTGATTTTGAGGGTGAAGAAGTTCAAGTCATATTCAACCGTGACATCCTGATCAATGAAACAGAGGTCATCGACAACTGCATGAAGTCAGTTGGGATCATTTCTGATGAAACGATCATCTCGATGCATCCTTGGGTGGACGATCCGCAAAAGGAAATGGAACGGTTGGAAGAACAGAAAAAGAAGCAGCAAGAAGAAATGCTGCAATACAACCCTTTTGGTCAGAATCAGGATAAAGACAATCAGGATGATCCTGAAAACCCTGATGACAAAAAGGGTGGTGATGATGAATGAAATCTTCGGAATATTGGAAAAAGCGTTTTGAACTGATTGAACAGTCCCAACATCATACGGGCGCACAGGCATATGCTGAAATTGAAGATCAGTATAGACGGGCGCAAAGACGCATTGAATCACAAATCAATGCTTGGTATGGTCGCTTTGCATCCAACAATGGGATCACCCTTGCTGAAGCAAAGCGGATGTTGAATGCAAAAGAACTTGCAGAACTGAAATGGGATGTTCAGGAATACATCAGATATGGTCAGGACAATGCAATCAATGGTCAGTGGATCAAGGAACTGGAAAATGCTTCAGCCCGGTTTCACATATCCCGGCTTGAAGCCCTGAAACTGCAAACCCAACAATCCCTTGAAGTGATGTTTGGGGATCAGCTTGACACACTGGATCAGACCATGCGTGAAGTTTACAAGTCCGGGTATTACCGCACCGCCTATGAAATTCAAAGGGGCGTGGGTGTTGGTTGGGATTTTGCCACACTGGATGACAAGACGATCAGCAAGGTCATCAATAAACCGTGGGCTGCTGACGGTGCAAATTTTTCTTCCCGTGTATGGGGAAATCGTCAGAAGTTGGTGAATGAACTGAACCAAACCCTGACACAGAATATTGTGCTTGGTCAAGACCCACAGAAAGCCATTGATGCGATTGCCAAAAAGATGAACACATCAAAGGCAAATGCCGGAAGGCTTGTCATGACGGAAGAAGCATTCTTTTCCAGTGCTGCACAAAAAGACTGTTTCAATGAACTGGATGTTGAAGAATTTGAGATTGTCGCAACCTTGGATTCACACACTTCTGAAATCTGTCAGGATATGGACGGAAAGCATTTTCCTATGTCGCAATGGGAAGTTGGTGTCACCGCACCGCCTTTTCATGTGTATTGCAGAACAACCACTGTTCCATATTTTGAAGATGACTTTGGTTCAGTTGGTGAAAGAGCTGCAAGGGGTGAGGACGGAAAGACATATCATGTTCCGGCTGATATGACCTATAAGCAGTGGAAAGAAAAATTTGTTGACGGTGGTGATAAGTCAGGATTGAACGAAGTTGAACATTCTGTTTCTGAAGAATATCAAAATGCTTTTGATGAACAGGTTGATTTATTGAAGCAATACGGAAATGTAACCAACATTATGTTGAAAGGTTCTTCTGAAGATTTGATGAAATGGTCGGAATTGCAGAAAATAACCAACTTGGATGAAAAAGCAATTTTGAAAGAATTATCAAAAGACGCTAAAGGTTGGGAAACGATTCTTGCGTCACAAACGGAAGAAAAGATGCAACCTATGGTTGATCATTTGTTGAATGTTGCAACAGATGAAGAACTTGGTGCTTTGAATCTTTGGACGGGTGAAACATTTGCAAACATAAATAGGTATTTGAGATATGGTATAAATGTGGATGACATTTCAAAGAAGGCAGCACATGATATTGAAAGTGTTTTGAACAAAGTTCAAACCACTGAAGAAATGATAGTTCATAGAGGAACAGGAACAAAGCACATTTTTGAAAAAATGGTTGGTGATTGGAAATCTGATCCAACTGTTTTAATTGGTCAAGAATTTTCAGATGCCGGATTTACGGCAACATCACCGTTGATGGAAGGTGGTTTCAGCGGTGTGGGCGCAACACAATGTGAATTGTTCATTAAAGTTCCAACTGGGACGCACGGGGCATATATTGCACAAGAAGCACATAATGAACTTGAAAGAGAATTTTTGTTGCAAAGGGGCTACACATATAGGATAATTGATGCAGAATACAGAAACAATCCGTTGTTCCCCGATGAACAAGATTTGAAAGTTTGGTGTGAGGTGATTACAGATGAGTAATTTTTCATGGGATGACCCAAACATGAAGAAAATATGTGGGGAATGTCATTTCAAAGACAAGAACCCTGAATTGTGTCATGCGGTTGAACCACCGATGAAGAAGCCATTTGTGCCGACAGATGTTTCTTCATGTTCTTTTCTTCGTGAATCACAATGGCAAAGAATGCCAAAAGAAAAACAAGATGAAGTGAATGAATATGTTGCTGAAAGAAGCAAAAAATATCATTCTCAAAGCACCTAACGGGTGCTTTTCTTTTGCCCTTGAAGTTAAGACTTCTTTACAGAAAGAAGGTGATTGGAGTGATTAGAAGTCCTTGTTGTTAAAACAACTTAACACATAGACATTTGCCGAGTGTGTCAAGGCGTAAAACCGACACAACCAAACAATCATTGTGGGAATGACCCCGTACAAAAATGTAATTGAAAGTGAGGATAAAAGATATGAAAAGAAGTGAACTTGAAGCGTTAGGACTTACCAAGGAACAGGTTGATTCAGTCATCAAGATCAATGGTGCAGACATTGAGAATGCAAAGTCAGTTGCATCCGCTGAAACTGCATCCCTTCAGACTGAAATTGAAGCCCTGAAGGGTCAGGTCAAAGACCGTGATAAACAGATCGAAGGACTGAAGAAGTCAGCCGGGGATAATGAGGATTTGCAGAAGCAGATTGAAACCCTTCAGGCTGAAAACAAAGCCAAGGATGAAGCCCATGCAGCAGAGATCACACAGATGAAGGTTGACAGTGCAGTTGAAAAGGCACTGACTGAAGCCGGAGCAAAGAACATCAAAGCAGTCCGTGCATTGCTTGATCTGACGGATGCCAAGATTGACAAAGACGGTTCAATCAAGGGTCTGAAAGAACAGATTGACAAGTTGGTTGCGGATGAAGGCACAAAGTTCTTGTTTGAGGTTCAGGAACAGGGCGGTCAGCAGAAACAGACCTTCAAAGGATTTCAGCCCGGTGCATCTTCTGAACAGAAGCCCGGAGCGGAAATTGACACAAGCAAAATGAACTATGATGAATTGTGTGCGTATTTGGAACAGAACCCCAACGCCACACTTGAATAGTTCACAAAAGAAAGGATAGGTGAAAATAATGCCGAATACAAAGTTTGATTCAAAAAGTTTCAATGCGGAAGCATTCAAGTACATGGTGGGGCGTGTTCCCAACCTGAAGATGAACGAGATCAAGAAGTCAAAGGCACTTGCCGGAAACCCTGACATCCGTGATGCATTTTCTTCACAGAACGGCACGGGTTACGCAAGAATTGCTATGCGTGGACTTCTTGAAGGTGATGCAGTCAACTATGACGGTCAGACCGACATCACCGCAAGCAGCACAAAGACCTTTGAACAGGGTGTTGTTGTGGTTGGTCGTGCAAAGGGTTTTGTTGAGCGTGATTTCAGCTATGACATCACAGGTGGCGTTGACTTCATGCAGAATATCGCTGATCAGGTTGCTGAATACAAGGACGGTCTTGATCAGGACACAATCCTTGCAGTTCTGAAGGGTATCTTCAGCATGAGCGGTGATACAAAGTCCGTTGAGTTCGTACAGAAGCACACCCTTGACATTACCGGGGAAACCACCAAGACAGTTGGTGCAACTACCCTGAACACCGCAACCAACAAGGCGTGTGGTGCAAACAAGAAGAAGTTCACCCTTGTTTTCATGCATTCCGATGTTTCCACCGGGCTTGAAAACTTGAACCTTCTTGAACATCTGAAGTACACCGACAAAGACGGTGTTCAGCGTGATCTTGACCTTGGAACATGGAACGGAAAGTTGGTTGTCATTGATGACGAAATGCCGACTTTTGAAACCCCCAACGCATACGCAAAGACTTCTGATGTTGCACTTGTTGCCGGAAAGACCTACTACACAAGAAGCGGTTCTTCTCCTAACTATGTTTACACCCCCGTTGCAGAGCCGGATGTTTCTGACATTGGTACATACTACGAAGGAACATCCTTTGATACCAACTACATCACATATGTACTTGGTACGGGCGTGATCAGTTTTGAGGACATTGGCGCAAAAGTTCCTTATGAAATGGCAAGGGATGCAAAGCACAACGGCGGTGAAGATACACTGTATGTTCGTCAGCGTAAAGTGTTCGCACCTTTTGGCATTTCTTATGAAAAAGTTAGTCAGGCAACAAATTCACCTACTGATGCGGAACTTGAAAACGGTGCTAACTGGGTTCTTGTGCATACTGGTGAACAGAATGCTGCTGATCGCAGCTACATCAATCACAAGGCAATTGCTATTGCAAGGATCATTTCAAGAGGTTAAGCCGGGAAAGGTTGGGTGAATGCAATGACATTTGATGTGGAAAGCGTGAAAGCCCGTCTTGCTTCACTTGGTTACACGGTCAAGGATGCTGATGAAGCGTCCTTGACCTTTGTTGTTGGCAAAGTCGGAAGCACGATCAAGAATGAAATTAACTGGGCTGAAGTTCCTGAAGGACTTGTTCACATTGCTATTGACATGGCTTGTGGTGAGTTCTTGAACGGAAAGATGACATTTGCACCCGATGACCTATCGGGATTTGACCTTGATGCAGCAGTGAAACAGATTCAGACAGGGGACACTAACACGGTTTTTGCAATCGGTGACGGTTCAAAGACCCCTGAACAAAGGTTGACCGCCTTCATCAACTATCTTCTATCCTACGGAAAGGACGAATTTAATTCGTTTAGGCGTTTAAGATGGTAACAAGTAATGCCGTACAGAAAGCCCGTGCAAGGGCAAGGGCTGCATTTGAAGCAGCACATTATGACGGATTATGCACCGTCACGGAGCGTCAAGAAGTAACGGATGAAAGGTCACACCTGACAACGCATAATGATGTGGTTGTCTTTCAGGATCAGGCTTGTCACCTGTCCTTTGAAACAATAACGGCTGCAAATCAAAGCGGATCAGCAGCAGAGATCACGCAGATCACAAAATTGTTCATTGCACCTGATGTCACAATCAAACCGGGTTCAAAGATCACGGTGGTTCAATCAGGGACAACCGGGGATTATACACATAGCGGTGTTCCGGCAGTCTATGACACCCACCAAGAAATCATTCTTGAACTGTTTGAACGGTGGTCATAATGGGAAAGTATGGAAACCTGAACATCAGGGAATTGAAAAAGTTTCAGGAAGAATTGCAGAAGTTGCAAGACCCTGATGCCTTTGTGGAAGCGTGTGCAAAAGAACTTGCTGCAAGGCTGCTTGCAAAGGTCATCAAAAGAACACCTGTCGGGGAACATCCGTCAGGATCAGGCAAAAAGGGCGGTACACTTCGGAGAGGTTGGACGGGTCAGAAAAGAGTTGATGCAACCAACTATGCAGAATCATTGAAGGTGAATCATTTTGGTGGAACTTATGTCATCGAAATTGTGAACCCGGTTGAATATGCTGCATATGTGGAATACGGACATAGAACCCCGAACCATAAAGGTTGGGTCAAAGGTCAATTCATGATGACAATTTCAGAAAACGAACTTCGGAGCATTGCCCCCCAAGTGCTTGAAAGAAAGATCAAGAAATATCTGCAAGGGGTGATGAAGTGATGTTGAATCAGATCATAGAAGCAATCAGCACGGCAATATTTGCTGAATTTGGTGAAGGTTACAAGTGTTATATGGAATCTATCGAACAGGGGCTTGAAGAACCCTGTTTTTTCGTTCAATGCTTGAACCCTTCGCATGAACTGTTTCTGAATCGGCGTTATTTCAGGCAAAACCATTTTGTGATCCAGTATTTTCCGAAGGATCACGATTATCACCGGGAATGTCATGATGTGGCTGAACGGCTTTATGGTTGCCTTGAATATATAACGCTTTATGATGCGGATGCTGAAGCAGACGAATCAAAACCTATCAGGGGCGGTGAAATGCACTTTGAAATTGCAAACGGCGTGTTGAATTTCATGGTTGATTATAACTGCTTCATGAACAAAGCAGAAAGCAATGATGCAATGGAAACAATGGAATCCGTAACGATCCCAACAGAATGACAGAAAGGAACGGTGAAAAATGGCTGCAAAGAAACATTCAGTTGAAAAGCCTGATGCGGTTGCTGAAGAAGTCAAGGAATTAAGGTTCACAAAGAAACAGTTCCTTGAATCTGAAATGTATCAGGGAAAAAGGGATTTGGTGAATGCCCTTTTGGATGATTCCAAAGAATACACCAAGGAAGAAGTTGAAACAATAATCCAGTCCTTCATGACTGGTGAAGAAAGGAAAGGTGAATAAATATGGCATTAGGTGGTGGTAGTTGGTCAGTACAGAACAAAGAACTTCCCGGTGCATACATCAATTTTGTCAGTGCTGCAAGTGCATCCGCTGCACTTTCTGACAGAGGTATTGCGACAATGCCCCTTGAGCTTGACTGGGGTGCAACGGATGAAGTCTTTGAACTGACAAATGAAGATTTTCAGAAGAACAGTCTGAAGATCCTTGGGTATTCCTATGATGATCCCAAACTGAAAGGACTTCGTGATTTGTTCCTTGGTGCAAAGACTGCATACATTTACCGTCTGAACGGCGGTGGTGCTAAAGCAGCAAACACTTTTGCGACTGCAAAATATGCCGGAACAAGGGGTAATGACACCAAGATCAAGATTGCTGCAAATGTGGATGACAGTGACAAGTTCGATGTCACCACTATTCTTGGAACGGTAACGGTTGACGAACAGAAGGGCGTTGTGGATGCAGCCGGACTTGTCAACAATGATTTTGTTGACTTCAAATCCGATGCAACACTTGCCGTCACCGCTGCAACACCTTTGACGGGTGGAACAAATGCAACCGTGACCGGGACGAATCATCAGGCATATCTTGACAAGATCGAATCCTATACCTACAACACCATGGGCGTTGTAACTACGGAAGCAACGATCAAGGCACTTTATGCAGCATTTGTCAGAAGGCTTCGTGATGATATGGGTATCAAGTTCCAGTTGGTACTTTACAAGTACACAACCCCTGACTACATGGGTGTGATTTCCGTTGAAAATGCGGTCACAGACACAGGTGCAATGGGTGCTGAACTTGTTTACTGGGTAACTGGTCAGGAAGCCGGATGTGAAGTCAACAAGTCGGTTCAGAACAAAAAGTATAACGGCGAATATACTGTTGATGTGAACTACACACAGACACAGTTGAAAGCTGCAATCAAAGCCGGGAAGTTTATGCTTCATCAGGTTAATGCGGATGTTCGTGTTTTAGAGGACATCAACACAATGGTCACAACTTCTGATGATTGTGGGGATGTTTTCAAGGACAATCAGACAATCCGTGTGATTGATCAGATCGGAAACGATGATGCGGTTCTGTTTAACACCAAGTATCTTGGAGTTGTACCGAACAATGCATCCGGGCGCACATCCCTTTGGTCTGACCTTGTGAAACTTCGTCAGCAGCTTCAGGATTTGGGAGCGATTGAGAACTTCGCAGATTCCGATGTGACCATTGAACAGGGTGACACGAAAAAGGCGGTTCTTGTCAATTCTGTCATCACGGTTGTCAATGCAATGTCGAAGTTGTATATGACCGTTGTTGTTCAGTAAAGGAAAGGGGTGAATGAAGATGTCAAATGTTATGATGAAAGCCCGTGATACCATTGCAGCAAAACTTGCTGAATGCTATATCACGATTGGCACACGCAGATACAATTTCATGCAGATGATCGACATGGAAGTCAAGGTTGAAAAGACCAAGGCAAGCGTTCCCCGTTTGGGTGCAATCATGGTTGGTCATAAGTCATGCGGTATGGAAGGAACTTTCAGCGGAACGGCGCACTATAATCAGTCGGTTATGCGTCAGGCGTTACTTGACTACAAGAACACCGGGGCTGATGTGTATTTTGAAATGCAGATCACGAACGATGATCCGACTTCGGATGCCGGAAGGCAGACATTGATTTTTTATGACTGCAATACTGACGGCGGTATTCTGTCAAAGTTCGATGCTGACGGCGAATATCTTGATGAAGAGATCGAAGGCACTTTTGAGGACTTTTCAATGCCTGAATCCTTCAGCAATCTGACCGGGTTTCTTACCAACTGATGCAAATGGTAAAAAGCCCCTTGTGTGACTGTCATATGCGGTCATATGAGGGGCTTTTTCTATAACAACGAACAACAGAAAGGAATAAAAGGCTATGTCAAAATTTACTGCATTTATGAAACAGAACAAGGTGCAGAAGGAAAATGCAAAGTATGCACCTACCACAACCCTAAAGAATGAAAAGGGTGAATCCCTTTTGTGGGAGTTCAGACACATCACATCCAAGGAAAATGAACAGTTGCGTGATTCTTGCACCGTTGAAGTTCAGGTGACGGGCAAGCCTAACCTGTTCAGACCTAAAACTGACACGGCAAAATACATTGCAAAGATGATTGTTGCTGCAACGGTCTTTCCTGATCTTTATGATTCCGAACTTCAGGATTCATACGGCGTGAAAACACCTGAAGATTTGCTATATGCAATGGTGGATGATGCCGGAGAATATCAGGAATTTACACTTTGGATGCAGCGTTTTCAGGGTTTTACAAAAAGCCTTGAAGATAAGGTTGAAGAAGCAAAAAACTAATTGATGAAGGGGATGCGGAAAGCAATTATGCCTATTATGCACTGCTGAAATTCCACATCTTACCTTCACAATTTGCGTCTATGGATGAACAGGAAAAGGCTTTTGTCATTGCATCAATTAAACTGAAGATTGAAGCAGATAAGAAAGCCAAGAAAGAAGCAGAAAGAAAAGGCAAAAAACATTAGAAAGGGAGTGAAAAGCGGTGAGCGGAATCCAAACAGGAATTGAATTGAATGACCAGTTTTCAAGTGTGATCTATGGGATCATCAGTGCGGTCAACATTGCGGTCAGCAGTATGGAATCCATGCAGAACACCATGAATGCGGATGTTGATACATCCGGGATTGAAGGTGTCCGGGAATCCCTGAATGAAGCGACTGTTGCAATGGATCAGTTCAATGCTGCAATGGCAGGACAGAATGCACCCGATGCATTAGCACCGCAAGTTGCCCCCGGTGGTCAGGAAGTCATCAATGTTGAAGTTGAACCGATTATTCCTGATCCATTGGTGGAAAATCCTGATCCGATACCCGTTGAAGTTCTACCGAATGCACCGCCTGATCCCGTTGACCTTCCTGTCACATGGAATGTTGACAATATGGCTGATGTGTTTACCGGGACGGGGATTGACAGATTCCGTCAGGAAGTTTCAAGTGCTGAATCTATGCTTCAGCAGTTGAACGCAACACAGGATGCCGTTGCAAAACAAGCATGGAACACAAACATCTTTCCACCGCAAGCAGCGCAAGATTTGAACAGTTTAGCAGTCAGGATTGACATGATCCGTGACCGCATCAATCAGATCACATCCAACCCCATGAATGTTGGGACGGATGAAGCGAATGCCGGACTGGAAGAATTAAGATCACAATTAGCAGATGCACTTTCAGCGCAAGACGATCTGAACAGAGCCGTTCAGAACATGGATGTTGAAAGGGCAAACGCTGCATATCTGAACTTGTCCCGGACGGTTGGAAACACCGAACGCTATATCAGGGACAATGTGAATGAACAAGGTCAGTTCAACAGTGCGATTGAAGAAGGAAACGCAATGGCTGACCAGTTAACACGGACAATAAAAGGGGCGGTTGGTGCATATCTTTCTATTGCAACAATCGGAAAAGCCCTTAATATATCGGATGAACTGACAACCACAACCGCAAGACTTGACATGATGAATGATGGCTTGCAGTCAACGGAAGAACTGACAAACATGGTCTATGCAGCAGCACAAGACGCAAGGGGTTCTTTCGGTGATATGGCTGATGTGGTTGCCCGTTTTGGTAACAACGCAAAGGATGCATTCAGTTCAAGTGAAGAAGTGGTTGCATTTGCTGATTTGGTACAGAAGCAGATGACCATTGCCGGAGCCGGGACAACAGAAGCGTCAAATGCAATGCTTCAGTTATCACAAGCACTTGGTTCAGGTGTATTGCGTGGTGATGAATTAAATTCAATCTTTGAACAAGCACCGAATTTGATTCAGAGCATTACAGACTACCTTGATGTTCCTATCGGTGCGATCAGGGAAATGGCTTCTGAAGGTGAATTGACCGCCGATATTGTAAAAGCTGCAATCTTTGCATCAGCGGATGACATCAATGCAAAGTTTAATGAAATGCCCCAAACATGGGGGCAGATTTGGCAAGGAATGCAGAACACCGCACTTGTCGCATTCAGACCTGTTCTTCAGCGTTTGAACGATATAGCAAACAGTGAAGCATTTCAAACCTTTGTCAATGGTGCGATTGAAGCAATGGCGATTCTTGCCGGGGTGCTTTTAGACATCTTTGATATGGTCGGTCAGGTCGGTCAGGTGATTGCTGATAACTGGTCATGGATCAGTCCAATCATTTATGGTGTCATTGCAGCACTTGCAGTTTATGCAACTTACCTTGGCATTGTAAAAGGAATTGAACTTGCATCGGCAGCAGCAGCCGGAATCATGGCAGTGGGAAAAGGTCTTGTTGCAGCAGCAACGATGATTGCAACAGGTGCAACATGGGCGCAGACAACCGCACAAATGGGGTTGAATGCTGCAATGTATGCTTGCCCTATTGTTTGGATCATCGCCCTGATCATTGCGGTCATTGCAATCATTTTTGCAGTGGCAACCGCTATTGCAAAACTAACGGGCGTTGCAAATTCAGGCTTTGGCGTGATTTGTGGCGGTATTTCCGTTGTGGGTGCTTTCTTCAAGAATTTAGGGTTGTCGATTGCGAACATTGCCCTTGGAATTGGTAACGCAATCGCAGCCCTTGGTTCAAACATCATGACGGCATTTCACAATGCAATTTGCAGTGTTCAATCATGGTGGTATGACCTGTTGGCAACTGCATTATCAGTTGTTGAAGGTATATGCGAAGCCTTGAACAAGTTGCCATTCGTGGAATTTGACTATTCCGGGATCACGGCAGCAGCAGATGATTATGCAGCCAAAGCAGCAGAAGCAGCCGGAAACAAGGAAGATTATGCGTCAATCGGTGATGCTTTCAATGAAGGCTTCAGCACATTTGACACTTTCCAAGATGGTTGGGCTTCAGATGCGTTTGCTTCGGGTGCTGCATGGGGTGATGGTGTTGCAGACGGTCTTTCCGATGCATTAAGCGGATTCATGGATGGTCTTGCGGTTGACATTCCAGGCACTGGGGATTATACGGACGGCTTCAGCAACGCAATAGCAAATTCAGGTATGGGTGACAATTTATCTGATATTGCCGGGGATACCGGGAACATTTCAGATTCCCTTGACATCACATCCGAAGATTTGAAGTATTTGCGTGACATTGCTGAACAGGATGCAATCAACAGATTCACCACCGCTGAAATCAGCATTGAACAAAACAACACGAATCAGATCAGCAACGGCATGGATTTGGACGGTGTTGTTTCAGGTCTTACCGATGCAGTGAATGAAGCGGTTGATATTATGACGGAAGGGGTGCATGAGTAATGGCAAAAGCCGGATATGATTTTTATATGGATAAATGTTTGTTACCTGTCACCCCTGACAAGTTGACAACCAAGATCAGCAACGGAAACAAAACCGTGATCCTGATCAATGACGGGGAAATCAATTTGTTAAAGACCGCAAAATTGACGGATATTGAATTTGAATGTGACATACCACAGATCAAACAACCGTATGCGGTCTATCCGTCAGGGTTCAAGGGTGCAAGCTACTTTTTAGAACTGTTTCAGGAATTGAAAACCAGTCAAAAACCCTTCCAGTTCATTGTTTGCAGAAAAGCCCCGAACGGCAAAAAGTTCTTCAACACAAACATGAAGGTATCCTTGGAAGATTACAAAATCACAGAGGATGCAAAGGAAGGGTTTGACCTTCGGGTCAAAATCAAATTAAAGCAGTATCGGGATTATGGAACAAAGACGGTCAGCATTCAGATTCAGGCAAAGAAACCAACGGCAAGCCCTGAACCGAAAAGGGAAACCAACAATGCACCAACACCGACTGCAAATCAGACATATACGGTTGTCAAAGGTGATTGCCTTTGGAATATTGCAAAGAAGTTTTATGGTAACGGTTCAAAATACACCGTGATCTACAATGCAAACAAAGGTGTCATTGGTGGCAATCCAAACTTGATCTATCCGGGACAGGTTTTGACGATCCCGGCAGCATAAAAGAAAGGGGGGTGTGTTCAATGAATGTTGAACTGCTAATCGGCAGCAGTGACGGCAAAAAAGTCTATCAGCCAGTAATTGAAGAAGGCATTGAATGGGTGACAAAAAGAAGAAGCACCCCCGGAAGGCTGACTTTCAAGGTCATCAAGGATGACATTATCAATTTCACGGAAGGATGCCCGGTCAGATTTAAGGTTGACGGTGAAAAGGTCTTTTTTGGTTTCGTGTTCAAACAGAGCCGGAACAAAGATCAGATCATCACCGTCACCGCATATGACCAGTTGCGATATTTGAACAACAAAGACACCAAAGTCTATGAAGGCAAAAAGGCTTCACAGTTCATTCAGATGATTGCATCTGACTATGGTTTGAATGTTGGTTCACTTGCTGATACTGGGTACACCATAGCATCAAGGGTTGAAGAAAACACATCACTATTTGAAATGGTTGAAAATGCCCTTGATCTGACATTGACCAACACCGGGGAAATGTTTGTTTTGTATGATGACTTCGGAAAACTGACCTTGAAGCCACTTGATCAGATGTATGTTGGTGTTCCCGGCGCATATCTGATGATTGATGAAGAAACAGGTCAAAACTTTGAATATACTTCATCCATTGATGAAGCAACCTATGACAAGATCAAATTGACCTATGACAATGACAAGACGGGAAAAAGGGAAGTCTATATTGCACAGGATTCATCCCACATCAATCAATGGGGTATCTTGCAGTACTTTGACACACTTCAGGAAGGTGAAAACGGACAGGCAAAGGCTGATGCCCTTTTATCCCTTTACAATAAAAAGACACGAAAACTGAAGATCACAAATGCCCTTGGTGACAATCGTGTTCGTGCCGGGTCTATGGTTGTGATCAATCTTGATTTGGGTGATATGAAGGTTCGGAATTTCATGCTTGTGGAAGAATGCACTCATACATACAAGAATGAAGAACACTGGATGAACCTGACCTTGCGAGGGGGTGATTTTGTTGGCTGATGCAACTGAACTTTTGACCGCTATGAAGAAGGCTGCACTTGATGCCATGGAAGCATCAAAGCCCGTGAATGTGTTCTTTGGGAAAGTGCTTTCAACAAGTCCATTGCAGATTGATGTTGAACAAAAGATGATCCTTGGAAAAGCGCAACTTGTTCTTTCAAGAAGCGTGACAGATTATAAAACATCAATCACGGGTGGCAATGTGAAAAACTATTATTACACCGGGGCAAATCCCCCTGAAGGTGGAACTGCACCTGTTAGCCCTGATCATGTTCACGCTATCGGCAAAGTGAACATCACCGTTCACAATGCTTTGAAAGTCGGTGATGAAGTCATCCTGATCCGGCAACAGGGCGGTCAAAAATATATAGTTATTGATAGAATCGGGGTGATGTAGATGATACCTTCAACAGTTGGATTTCTTGATCAGGATTTTGAAATCACAAGTCAGCCGTCCAAAAATTACAAAATGAACCTGAATGGTGATTCCGTCAAAGGTTTCTGTGATGAACTGGATGCAATGAAGCAAACGATCTTCAGGATTCTGCAAACAGAACGCTATGAAAACATCATATATTCGTGGAACTATGGAATTGAAACCGTTGATCTTTACGGAATGCCCGTCACTTATGTTTGCCCGGAATTAGAACGGCGCATCACTGAAGCCCTGATGATAGATGAAAGGATCATCAGGGTTTATGATTTTGAACACGATTTGAACCAAAGGGGATCAGTTCATACCACATTCAAGGTTGATACGATTTTCGGAACAACGGAAGCAGAAAGGACGGTGAACATTTAATGTTTGAAGATACAACATATGAAGTGATACTTCAGCGAATGCTTGACAGGGTTTCAAACGAACTTGACAAGCGTGAAAGTTCCCTAATTTGGGACACACACAGTTCAACGGCTATTGAACTTCAGATTTTATACATTGAACTTGATACCTTGATCAAAAATTCATACGGTGACACTGCTGCAAGGGAATTTCTGATCATGCTTTGTTCTGACCGTGGAATTACACCCGAATCAGCAACAAATGCTGTTCTGAAGGGTGAGTTCACACCAACGAACATTGATGTGACAGGTCAAAGGTTCAATATTGGTGAAGTCAATTATGTTGTAACAGAACAGATTGCAGCCGGACAATACAAAGTCCAGTGTGAAGAAGCCGGGGTGATCGGCAATCAGTATCTTGGTGACATGATCCCCATGGATTATATACAAGGACTTGAAACCGCAACACTGACAGAAGTGTTGATTCCCGGTGAGGATGAAGAAGAAACAGAACATTTGCGTGAACGCTATTTTGACAGTTTTAATGAACAGACCTTCGGGGGCAACGCTGCTGATTATCTTGAAAAGGTCAGAGCAATCAACGGTGTTGGTGATGTAAAGATCACCCGTGTTTGGAACGGCGACATCCACCCGGCTGATATGATACCAAGTGCAGCAGTGACAACTTGGTATGACGGTTTATCCGTCACGGGTGAAGTCAAAGCGTGGATTGATGCCGTATATGCAGCAGCCAAAAATAAAAAGTTGACTGTTGGGGGAACGGTTCTTGTCACAATCGTTGATTCTGATGATTATGGTGAAGCATCCAACACTCTTGTTGATACGGTTCAGGAAACACTTGATCCGAACGATTCAGCCGGGGAAGGCTTGGGACTTGCCCCGATTGGTCATGTGGTGAATGTTCAATCTGCATCCCCGGTCACGGTTCAGGTAAAAACAACCTTAACCTTTGAAGATGGGTATTCATGGCAAAACTTGGGAACGGCAATCACACAGGCGGTTGCTGACTATCTCAAAGAACTTCGTGAAGAATGGGCTGAAAGCAGCTTCCTTGTGGTCAGGATCAGTCAGATTGAATCAAGGATTTTGGCAATCAAAGGTGTTGCAGATATAGCAAATACCAAAATCAATGATTCTTCAAACAACCTGACATTGACCGCATATCAGATTCCCGTGATTGGGGGTGTTTCACCATGATCAGAGAAGTTGACCTTGTTTCATACTTGCCACAGTTCATGAAGGAATATAAAGAACCCGTTGCAGCACTGGAAGCAGAAAACCCTGAATTTGAACTTGTTTGGATAGCAGCTAATCAGGTGTTAAAGAACAGGTTCATTGAAACGGCTGATGAATACGGCATATCAAGATATGAACAAATGCTTGGTATTTATCCAAGTGTGGAAGATACACTTGAATCAAGGCGTTCAAGGGTGCGTTCAAGGTGGTTCAACAAAATACCATACACCCTGAAGGTGCTTTTGCAGAAGTTAGAAGTTTTGTGTGACACGGATTTCACACTGACAGACAACTTTTCAGAAGGGTACACCCTGACCCTTCTGACAGACCTTGAATTGTATGGTCAGGTGGAAGAACTTGAACGGATTATCAACACAATGACACCTTGCAACATTGTTTTGGACGCACGAAATATTTTCAAGGTGGATGTAGAAGGTGGTTATTATGTCGGTAATGCAATCAGTTGTGTTGATCTTGACAACATTAGTCCTGACTTTAAGGAAAACAACAATATCAGGGGTGATGCTAATATTGCAAATTTGATTTCAGATGTTCAAACGCTTCAGGTAACACCTGATTTTAGAGAAAGCAACGAAATCAAAGGAAGTTCAAATGTTTCGGTCGTGATGACCGTTACAGAGATAACTAAAACAGAAAGCGAGGTATAAAAAATGGCAGAGTATTCAAAACTTATTACTACTGCAAAAGGACAGGCATTGATTGCAAAGATCATTGCCGGAACTGCAACCGAGTATGACTTCACAAGGATTGTGGCTTCAGATGATGAACATGAAATCACAGACCTTGAAAGCCTGACATCCCTGACTGAAAAACAGTCAAGTGACATTGCAGAAAAAGAGATCATAAATCAGGTTGGTGTGAAGGTAAGCACCGCCTTCAGCAATGCTGATCTTGCTGAAGGCTACTATATGCGAACCCTTGGTTTGTATGCAACTGACCCGGATGAAGGTGAAATCTTATATGCAGCTTGCATTGAAACCACAGGCAACTGCTATATGCCCCCGTTCAGCGGTACAACTGTTTCAGGTGCTATTATCAACATGACAACCTATGTTTCCAACAGTGAGGATGTCACACTTGTTGTTGATCCGGCTGCACTTGTCACTGTCACAATGTTTGATGCACTTGCTGACAGGGTTGATACAACTGAAGCAGACATTGCAAACCTGAAGGCTTTTGTGAACTACAATGATGACTATGACATCTATGGTGTTGAAGTCGATTTCAGAAACAAGAAGTTCACAAGGCTTGGTGGTGCAGTAAACAAGCAGCCGGGAACGGATTTTGACGGCATCAATGCTTTTGGTGGCAGAAGAAGATGCAATCTTGCTGATGATGGAACAGTCAATGCTTATGAAGGTGATCAGGGCTATACTGAAGATGGCTCAAATGGTCAGGTCATGGTTGAGCAGCCAAAGTTCTATTACAAGGTTGTTCCCCTTGAAACTGAAACTGTTGGAAGCCGTGTTCTTCTTCGCAAGGCAAGATATTATGTATCTGATACGGCAAAGACAGGCTTCAAACTTCATCCGGCATTCAAGATGAACGGTGCTGAACTTGAAAAGGTATATGTTTCAGCCTATGAAGCAACAAGTTATGATGTTTCGGCTTCTGCATATATCACCAATGATGCACAAACAGTTGACTTTGCTAATGACAAGATTGCATCCATTGCCAATGCAAAGCCAATGTCAGGACTGTCACAAACCGGAGCAACAAGAGCCGGATTCAGGGCTATTGCTGCAAAGCGTGGAACAGGATGGTCACAGTCGCTTGTTCAGACCGTTACAATGTCGCAGATGCTTATGCTTGTTGAATATGCATCCTTCAATATGCAAGCAGCTATTGGAAGGGGCAATGTTGACAAGACTGATGACGGTTCAACCAACATGAGTGAGAACACCGGGGCAACTTCACCCCTTGGTAACAAGTCAGGTGCAATCCGCAAGCCTTCAAATGTTGAACTTGTTTCGTATCGTGGTGAAGAAAACTTTTGGGGCAACATATGGACTTGGTTTGATGGTATCAACATCAATTATGGCAAAATCTACATCAAGGATCATGATTTTGCTGATGATACGGCTTCAGGATATACCGACACAGGCATCACTTGCATCAATGCAAACGGCTATGTTTCCGCATTTGTCTATGTGGAAGAATTTGATTGGTTGTTTGTTCCCGGTGAAGTGCTTGGTTCAGATGCCCTTCCTGTTTCAGATTACTTTTGGCAGAATGTCGCACAGGCTTGGACGGTCGCTAGGCTTGGGGCGGATTGGACTAATGCTTCGAGTGCCGGTGCTTTCTATTGGTATCTGGATGATGTTTCTTCTTATCGTTATCGGAGTATCGGCGGTCGGGCGGTGTACCGTAAAGCGGCAGCATAATGTAGCATAGAAAGAAACTACACCAACATTTGAATATAGGTTGTCGGTATGCTTATACAGATGACGATTGCACAACTGAAAGCGGTTCATAGTAAGCAAAGAAACCAAAAAGCAGTAAAAAACCAAGTCACTAAACTTGGAGCGAATTGGAATAATGCTTCGAATGCCAGTGCTTTCTATTGGAATCTGAATAATGTTTCTTCTAATCGTAATCGGAATATCAGCAGTCAGGCAGTAAATGCACCTATAAACCCCAAACCCCACTGTCATCATTAGATGGTGGGGTTTATCATACTGAAACCCGGCAACCATGCCACTTGGCAAAACACATAAGCCCTGAACAGTGTTCAGGCAATTACATCATAAACTGTATTGGTAGGTTGTCACCCATTCGTGACAAATCGAAGGTTCAGTTTAGTGCATACAAAAATAATCAGTGAGGTACGGAAGAACAATGTGAAGCGACATGGAAATCTTTATGCAAAGATTTGTTCCAAAGAAAATCTGAAACTTGCATATAAACACGCAAAGAAGGGCAAAGGTTGGTATGCTGAAGTCAAGATGATTGAAGCAAACCTTGATCATTACATTGATGAACTTCATGAAATGCTTGTGAATCATCAATTTCACACTTCAGAATATACAACCTTTACCAAGAAAGACGGCAACAAGGAAAGGGAAATATACAAGTTGCCGTTTTATCCTGATAGGATTGTTCAATGGGCGGTGCTTCAGGTGATTGAACCGCAACTGTTGGCATTCTTTACAGATGACACCTATTCAGCAATACCAAACAAAGGCATTCACGCAGCTTTCAAGAAATTAAGAAAGGCAGCCGATGAACACCCGGATGAAATGCTTTTCTGCTGCAAGATTGATTGCAGAAAGTTTTATCCTTCCATTGACCATGACATTCTGAAGGCAAAATACAGACGGAAGTACAAAGATGCTGAACTTCTTGAACTGATTGATGAAATCATTGAAAGCATCAGCACTTGTCCGGCAACTGATGAAAACATTGCCTTCTACCTGTCACAAGGCAAAAATGTTGAAATTGTCACAAATTCTGATGGCAATGAATACATCAAGGGCGTTGGCATTCCCATTGGCAATTACTTTTCACAGTATGATGGAAACTATTATTTGTCTGAATTTGATCATTGGATGAAAGAGGTCAAACACATCAAATTCTATTACAGATACATGGATGACATCTGTATTTTTGGAAAAACCAAAGAAGAGCTGCATCAGGTCTTGGCTGATGTGGAAGAATACCTGAAGGAAAACTTGAACTTGCGATTGAAAGACAATTATCAGATATTCCCTTCATTTGTGCGTGGTGTTGACTTTGTAGGTTATAGGATTTTCAAAGATTTCACGCTTTTAAGGAAATCAACCTGTTTGCAGATGGAAAAGAAAATGACCAAACTTCTGAACAAAGTTCAGGATGGTATGCAGATGAACTATTCAGAATGGTGTTCAATCAACTCATATAAAGGTTGGTTGAAGCATTGCGACAGTTTCAGATTGACACAGAAATACATTGTACCCCTTCAGCCCTATGCTGATGAATATTACACCAAGAACATTAAATCAAAAAAGAAAGGTAAGGTGATACAAGATGAAAGATTGGGGAACAGTCAAAGCATCGAAGCAGCCTGAACAGTATGAAATTGATGATTTCAGCGTTTGGGTGGCATCCAACATTCATGAGGTCGAAATGCCAAGCGGTGACATCGAAGGTGAATCTGAACCTGTTACCGGGTGGGAATATGATCTTGTTCAGTATGACAAGGATGAATATATCAACCTGATGAATGACAGTCTTGCGTCCACACAGGAAGCGGTTGATTTCCTGTTGATGAATCAGTAAAGGAAAGGGGTGATCCAAAATGGCAAAATACCTTGCAATGAGAATCAAAGCCGGAAAACTGGACTATGATGAAGTGATTGCTAAATATCCGCAGTTCAAAGAAGAGATTGACGCAATCCTTGGAATAGACACAGAGGGCTGAAGAACAATCGAACACGATAAAATTATCAAGCAACCATGAAACACCGCCTATATGAGCTTATATAAAAGCCGTGGGCGGTGTTTCTGATGCAGTGAACAGAAAGGAACGGTGAAAATTATGAAAACAGGTATTTGTTCTGTTTTAGGTGTGATCGGCGGTAGTATCGCTGCATTGTTTGGGGGGTGGGATGCAGCGTTGACTACATTACTAATTTTTATGGGCATTGACTATGTGACCGGGCTGATTGTTGCCGGGGTTTTTCACAAGTCACAGAAAACTGAAGGCGGTGCGTTGGAAAGCAGAGCCGGATTCAAGGGATTATGCAGAAAGGGTGTTGCCCTTCTGATCGTCTTGGTGGCTTGCCGTCTTGATTTGGTCATTCAGTCAAATTTTATACGGGATTCAGTGGTTATCGGCTTTATAACCAACGAAACAATCAGCATCATTGAGAATGCCGGACTTATGGGAATACCTGTTCCGGCGGTACTGGTTAAGGCAATCGAAGTATTAAAGAAAAAGTCAGAAAGTGAGGAAAAGAAAGATGAAGGATGATGAAAAGATTATCACAGATGAATCACAGTTCACTGCTGAAGCATTGGATGAACTGACAAATGGGAAAGGGGATGACGAAGATGACAACGCAGAAGTTCACGAATAGTCCATTGGTTGTATATACCAAACTGTCACCCAACAATTCAGGTCAGAGGAATCATGATATTGACCGCATCACACCGCATTGTGTGGTGGGTCAGTGTTCGGTTGAAACCTTGGGAAACATCTTTGCACCCACATCAAGACAGGCTTCATCCAACTATGGAATCGGTGTTGATGGAAGGGTTGCAATGTATGTTGAAGAAAAAAATAGGTCTTGGTGCAGCGGTGGAAAAGACCCCAAGACGGGAAAGCCTATATATGTGAACGGTGTTTCCGGCGCAATGAATGATCAAAGGGCAATCACCATTGAATGCGCATCAGATGCAGCTTCACCCTATGCATTCAAAGAAGTGGTGTATAATCGTCTGATTGATCTTTGTGTGGATATTTGCCAAAGATACGGAAAAACTAAACTTCTTTGGATTGAAGATGCAAAGAAGTCTGTTGCTTATGAACCCAAGGCTGATGAAATGGTTCTTTCTGTTCACAGATGGTTTGCGAATAAGTCTTGTCCCGGTGATTGGATGTATGCAAGAATGGGTGATCTTGCTGAAAAGGTGACTGCAAGGCTTGGTGGTACTGTTGAACAGACTGAACCATCTGTCAGCGCATTCCCTTCAGTTCCTTTTTCTGTCAAGGTTCTGATTGACGATCTGAACATCAGATCATCCGCAAGCATGGGGAACAATCTGACCGGGAAGCACACAGGAAAAGGAATCTTTACGATCACGGAAGTCAAAGACGGTTGGGGCAAACTGAAAAGCGGTATCGGATGGATTTATCTTCAGAATCCGTCATATGTAACAATCGGTGCTTCGATTTCATCCGAACCAACACAGACACCCGAAAAGACAGTTGAAACACAGGCAACTGACACCGCTGATCCTGAAAAGATATGGAAGTATCTTTCTGCATGGATCGGGAATGATTATGGTGTTGCAGGACTTATGGGAAATCTGTATGCGGAATCAGCCCTTGTTGCAAACAACCTTCAGAACAGTTTTGAAAAGTCCCTTGGTTTGACCGATGCACAGTACACTGCAAAAGTTGATGACGGATCATATACAAACTTTGTGAAGGATTCAGCCGGATATGGTCTTGCACAGTGGACATACTGGACAAGGAAACAGGCGTTTCTTGCGTTTGCTGAAAGCAAAAAATCATCCATTGGAAACCTTGATATGCAGCTTGACTTCCTGAAGAAAGAAATCAGTGAAAACTATTCTTCAATGCTTGCAATACTGAAATCTGCATCTTCAGTCCTTGAAGCATCGAATGCCGTTCTAATGACTTATGAAAAGCCAAAGGATCAGGGCGGTGCGGTTCAGGCAAAAAGGGCTGCATTTGGTCAGAAATTCTTTGATCAGTTTCATCAGGAACAGAAATCTGATGTGATGTATTATGTTCAGGTTGGAGCATTCAGCAAGAAAGAAAACGCTGAAGCACTTTTGAAAAAGGTTCAGGAATCGGGCTTCCCGGATGCCTTCATCAAACAGTGATTCCGTGTTACTAATTTGTTACTAAATAGCACCGTTTAGCACCGTTTAACACCGCATAAAATATTGAACTTTTGCGGTGTTTGTGATATGGTAAAGAGTGGTTTTTTATGGTATAATGAGTTTTGAAAAGCCGTGAAACCTTTATTTTATAGGGTTTCACGGCTTTTTTGTTACTAATTTGTTACTTGTTCAATGTAAAAATAATTATCATTTCAAAAGTTCAATCGTTTCCCGTAACTGATCCAAGGTTTTGTGATTATAGACACGGTTTCCCACATCCTTTGACTTGTGACCCATAAGAAGATCAATGCACTTGCGATTGCCCCCGGCATTATCAAGCAGTGTTTCAAATGTGTGACGGGCTTCATGTGGGGTCTTTTCTGCATCAATCTTCTGCATCAGAGCATTCCAAAATTCGTAATACTTGGATTGTGTGATTTTCTTGCCCTGATATGTGAACAGGTATTCATCAGCCTGTTTGACCCGTGCCTTTACCAAAGGTTCAATCCTTGGATGAATTGGGACAATTCGATCTTTGCCGTTTCTTGTTTTTATTCCCCCGGTGAATGTCTTTTCCTTCAAGTTCACTTGTTCAATCTTCATGGTCAGAAGTTCAGTCAATCGGAATCCAGTATAAAGAAAGATCAGGACTGAATCACACCAAGGATCATTTTTGATTTTCCACAAGGCTTCAATCTGTTCAGCGGTGAAGGGTGTTCTACTTGTGTCCGGGATCGGGGCAGCAGTCGTTAGTTGTGAATACATCTTTTCAATGATGTCACATTCAAAGGCAAAGCGGTCAAGATGCCCGAACAGGTTCTTGATTGCAGCTTGTGTTGAATAACCACATCCGCACCCGTCAATGCAGTCTTGCATTTGATATGAACGCAATGCCCGGTATTTCGTGCCATAGTATTTTGAACAATGCTTGAACGCTGACTTCAGGGAATTTTGGCTTCCCTTTGACAGTTTAGGCATTTTCATCACTGACCAACGCTGATAAAGCACCGCAAGGGTGACGGTTTCCCGGTCAACTTCCCATGGATTATTGTTGTATTTGGCAAGCAAGATCAAGGCGTTTTCATGTGTGTCTGCATATCCAACCGGGACTTGTTTTGATCCCCCGTTTTCATCATAAACCGTCACCTTGATCATCCAAGGTCTTGATCTGTTCCCTTTCAATTTGGTCACACAACCATAGCCGTTGGGGTTTCGTTTTCCCATAGAAAATCACCATTCCTTTCTTGAAAAACCACAAGGATGATGATAAAATTGATTCTGCATAGCCAAATCATCATTCCTTGTGGTGTTTTTGGTTCTGACCCTTGAAGGCTGCAACCTTCAGGGGTCTTTTGCATTTGATTAAAGTTCAATGCGCTGCTGAACATCCGGCTTTAATTCCCGAAACTGTTTGACAAGTGCGGTGATCGTCCAAGGTGCTTCAGATGCTATTGTAATCTGACCGTCTGCATATTCGATCAACAAGAAAGAATGCACTTTTTTCTTCTGCTTTGCAGTTGGTTGACTTCCTACGATAGCACCGACAAGACCAAAAGCAGATGCGCCGATCAGACCTTTTGCAAGAGATGACTTCATCACGGTTTCAATTTCTGTTTCATTGTATTCTGAAATGTTCAATACTCGTTCAAGGTTGATTGAATATTCCTTTTTCAGACTGGGCGCATTGATCATGACCTTTTCCCCGGTCAGGGTGACAAGGACAACAACATTTTCAGGGAAGTCAAGCCCTGAAATGTATGATCCGACAACTTCTTTTCTGATTTCTTTCTTTTTTCCGATTCCGAACATACTTTTTGACCTTCCTTTCTTTGGTATCTGTTGGGTAACTGTTGGTAACTGTTCAAGGTAGCGGTTGGAACATCTGAAAAAATAAAGCGGTAACTGTTGGTAACTGTTGATTGTCATTTCTTTATATTTCTAAAGGTTATCTTTACCCGTGAAAGAAAAAAATATAAAAAAATAGTAGTATAGAATCAACCGCTACCCCGTTACCAACCGTTACCAGTTCCGGGGCGCATTGAAATCAACATAGATCAGATTGCCTTCTTTCCTGATGATTCTTCCCTTTTTTCAGATTCAGTATATTTTGATAACTGAACCATGTCTTGAATCTCATTCATGATCTTGTTTCTTCCAAGTTCATTCAATTTGACAAAGTACCTGACAAGTTCCCTTGCCCCTGTTCCATAGCAGCGTTCAATCAGTTCACAGGCTTCAACTTCCTGTTCAAGTCTTGCACGGTCTATTTCCATTGGTACATCATAGCCCATGAGCCAAGACACATTGACATTCAGTGCTTCAGCTATTTTGTGAAGCGCATCTTGCATTGGTTCATATTTCCCGGTCTTGTATTGGCTGATTTGTGCCTTGTCAAGTCCTGATCTATTTGCAATGTCAATCTGACGCATTCCCCGAATATCCATAGCCTGAATAAAACGCTGCTGAAAAGTGGCAACTTTCTTTGTCATCTGCTTCACCTACTTTCATATAGTTTTGCACCCTTGATTATACGATAAAGTTAAGACTTTTTCAATCTTTCTTGAAAAAAAGTTAAGAAAACTTATAAAAAGTTATTGACAAAGATTTTATGAAGGTGTATTCTTGTTTCAAGTTAAGAGTTCTTAACTACACAAACACCGTTGCAGCGGTGAGCTACAAAAAAAGAAACCACAAGGAATGATGATTTGGCTATTTATGCCGGAAAGGATGGAAGATGAAGATTTGCACAAAATGCGGTGACAAGTTCAGTGGTGAAGAAGTCAGCGAAATGAAAGCGGATCATGAACAGTTTTCCATGAATCCCTTTATTTGCCCGGACTGTTATGACAGGCTGCAAAGAATGGATTTGGAAGATTGGTTTCAAACGCTGATGGATGATGACATTCCTTCAGGACTGGATGCAAACACCCTTGGATGCGTTGTTGTATAGAAAGGATGTGATGACTTGGGAAGCGTGATTGAAATTCCCCGGATCATAAAGCGCAAGAAACAGATCAGAACGATCCTTGAACCTAAAGAAGAACTTCGGGAAATCATTGATGAATATTGCGGAATGGAAGCAGCAAGGTTGTTTGATGAAGTCATCGAAGAAGAACGGGATCAGATCATGGATGAATACGGGATTGACAAGATCGGGGATGACTATGAAGCAATATCAGACGGTTATAGAAATATGTTGGTTGATACCATGAATGAACTTCAGGAAATCGTATATGCCAACAGACTTGACCGCAAAAGGCTTGAACGGCTATGGAAAAAGCTGCATAGCAATCTTTGAAGGAACGGTGAAGGAATGGAAAACAAACAGGAAATATTGAACAGGTTGCTTTTTACCTGTCAGGCAACAAGGGGTGCGGATGATTTGGCTTCCCTGATCTATGATGAAAAGACTGAAGAAGTTACTGCGACATTTGTAAATGGTGGAAAACGCATCATCAATGTTGCTTGTGATTCAGGGGTTGCCATGATCCGGGATGTAATGAAAGGATTAGGTGTATGAAGAAAATCGTGTGTGCATGGATTGAACAAATCCTTGTATTCCCTACAATGGGAGATTATCAGGAATATATTGCAGATCTGAACCAAAAGCCGGGGATGTATAGAGTTATAGAAGAATACAGTTCAACAGACGGAATCCGGGTCAGGATCAGAAAGCAGTATAACAATAACGCATTCCCGGACGGGGAAGCAGAAAGGAAGGTATAAAACAGTGGCATTCAATTATTCAAAGTTAAGGGGCAAAATCAGGGAAGTATTCGGAAGTGAACAGAAATTTGCTGAAGCAATGGGTTTGTCCCATGTGTCCCTGTCAGCCAAGTTGAACAATCGTGTTCCGTTCACCGCACCTGAAATGAACAAGGCGTGTGAACTGCTATCAATCCCGGTTGAGTTTATCCCCGTTTATTTTTTTACCGAAGAAGTTAAGATGTCTTAACATTTTATGAAAGGAATGGTGAAATCAATGAAATTTTCAGATCAGTTAAAAAAGGCTATGCAGCAGATGAACATTACACAGACACAGGTTGTCACCCTGACAGGATGCAGCAAGGGGGCAATCAGTATGTACCTGAATGATAAGTGCGAACCCGGCGAACAGAAAAAGCGTGGTATTGCGGTATCACTTGGACTTGCCTCGGATTTCTTTGATCAGGATGATCCCGATGTGACAAAGGCGGTTGTCACCCCTTCTGATAAGACGGGCATTCACAGGATCACATTGAATGATCTGACAAAGCTGCTTGGTGTTGACAAGGACACCGCATCAAAAATTGCAGTGAACCGTGACATTCCCGGTCTGTACGGATGCAAGGGAACGGGTGACAAGTTTGTCTATATCATCAATGAAGCGGTTTTCTGCAAGGTTTGAAGGGCGGTGTGAATATGGAAAATGAAATCATAAAAGGTTTCAAGGTGTTCAATCCTGATTGGACTTGTAGAAACTTTCAATATGAGGTGGGTCAAACATATGAAATGGATTGTGAACCTGATGTGTGCAATCGTGGATTTCATTTTTGTGAAAAGGCTTCAGATTGTTTTGAATATTACAAGTTTGATTCTGCAAATAAGGTTGCGGAGATTGAAGCCCTTGGTGCAGTAGATTCAGACGGAAAGAAATCTTGCACCAACAAGATCAGGATAGTCCGTGAAATTCCGTGGGATGAAGTGCTGCGGATCGTGAATGAAGGAAAAGATTGCACGGGTCGCTGCAACACCGGGGACTGGAACACCGGGGACTGGAACACCGGGGACTGGAACACCGGGGACTGGAACACCGGGGACTGGAACACCGGGGACTGGAACA